CCATCCCCTCAAGATTTTGTACCATCTGCACTGCGCCCCAACGGTCAAAGGCAATCTCACGGATATTGTATCGTTCGTTGAGCCGCTCGATGAATTGCTCGATATATCCATAATGAACTACATTGCCTTCGGTCATTTCCAAAAATCCTTGCTGCTGCCATACATCATACGGAACATGGTCACGCCGGACACGAAGATCGATATTGTCCTCTGGAATCCAGAAATAAGGCAGCACATAATATTTATCTTCCTCATCCTCTGGCGGGAACACCAGCACAAAAGCCGTAATATCTGTTGTGGAGGAAAGGTCAAGCCCACCATAACACACCTTGCCTTCCAAATCTTCCGGATGTACAGGAAAACCACAGGCATCCCATTTCTCCATTGGCATCCAGCGAATGGACTGTTTCACCCATTGGTTGAGTCGGAGCTGACGAAAAGAATTCTCTTCCGCCGGGTTCTGCCGAGCAGATTCGCAGGCCGTCTGAACTTTATCGATGCCGACGGTGATTCCCAGAGACGGATTTGCTTTCTTCCAAACCTCCGGATCCGTCCAATCATCCGATTCTTTTGCGCCATAAATCACTGGATAGAAGGTCTCGTCAATTTTTCTTCCTTCTAGAATATCCAACGCTTTTTGATGAATCTCGTAACAGATGCTATGTGTATCCGTTCCTGCCGTGGTAATCAGGAAATACAGAGGTTGCATACGGGCATCACCGGATCCCTTGGTCATGACGTCAAAGAGTTTCCGGTTGGGCTGAGTATGCAACTCGTCGAACACCACACCATGGATATTGAAGCCATGCTTGGAATAGGCTTCTGCAGAAAGCACCTGATAGAAGCTATTCGTCGGCAGGTAGATGATGCGCTTGGTCGATGCCAGGATTTTCACCCGCTTGGCAAGGGCCGGACACATACGAATCATATCCGCCGCGACCTCGAACACAATGGATGCCTGCTGCCGGTCCGCCGCGCAGCCATACACCTCGGCGCGTTCCTCACCATCCCCGCAGCAAAGCAGCAGTGCCACGGCAGCCGCCAACTCACTCTTGCCCATCTTCTTGGGAATTTCGATATAGGCGGTATTGAACTGCCTGTATCCATTGGGTTTCAGCACCCCAAACAGGTCACGGATGATGCGCTCCTGCCAGTCAATCAACTCGAACGGCTTTCCGGCCCATGTGCCTTTCGTGTGGCACAGGCACTCGATGAAATTCACCGCATAATCCGCTGCGGCCTTATCGTAGGCCGAATCCTTCGCTATGAATTTTGTCGGTGTATAGCTTTTCAATTTCCGCATCCTTCATCACCACCCAAAAAGGACCGCCGCTTGGCAGTCCTTAAATTCCCTATCTATCCTGGTCTGTATGCATTTATCTAAGTCTAGTCAACTAGACCCTTCCGGCTGATTGCATAGGCATCCTGCAGGATTTGCAGGTCAAAACCGAACGCCTTATAGGCCCGTTCCAACACATCGTAGTATCTGTCCGTTGGAGTGCCAAGCTGCCGCTCCTCGTGCATAATATAGGCCATGCCCTTTTCCAATCCGTGCTCGGTTTCGACTTCGACCCTCTGCTTATAGTAGAAATCAGGAAAACCCTCATAGATATCCAGCCTGCCCTCATCGGCTTTTGAGATTTGCCAGAGCAGCACCGGAACCGTGTATCCCTCTTTGCGCTCAATGGTCGCGTAGGAACCGGTCTGTGAACCTTTGAACAGCAGCCGCCAATCCTTCATTGTCCCTCTGCCCATAAGCTCTGCCTGCGGACAGCGGTGCGCCATCTGCGCCAAGTCCATGTTGCTGCCGTAGGCCGCGTAGATTTTCTTCTTCATTGTTTTCGCCCTCGCTTTCTGCTTCCGAAGGAACATCCCTTCTACTACCTTAAGCCCGCCGAAGCGGGCCGTGGGCCTGGCCTGTTTTCAGGCCGTAGGGATGCTCCTGCCGAAGCGGAAAGCGGCATCGCCCTCGAGGTTCTTCGTGAGGATGTCCCGCGCGGTCGTGAATTCTTCGCCAATGAAGCCCATCCGAAGGAGCCATGTGCGCATCGCGAATTTGGGATTCTCGCGCTGCGGCTCTTTGGGGCTGGCGCTCTTGAGGTCTTTGGCCTGCTGACTCAGTGCAAGGCAAAGCTGGATGTAGCTTTTGATTTCCCCTGCATGGATGCCGCCTTTGCGCTCCTCGCTGGGGTTCGCGAACTGGAAGCACCGGAATTCGACCGTTCCTTTCGTAAAGGTGGCGTGGAGGTTCAGCATGTGGTAGCGGCTTCCGTTGTAGTGTGCATGGCGCTGGCTGCCAAAGCCCTGCATCCCGTACCAAAGGTCGGCAAGCTGGTTCATCTCGGCGGGCTTCTTCTTGTTGAGGGCTTCAAGGAAACGCTGGTCGACCGTGCGGCAGTAGCGGCTGATGCGGCCATGGTCAAGGCGCATCGCGGCAATCAGCAGGCTTTCATGGCCAGCCATGAGGTTTGCAAGGTTGCGGAGGGTCTTGGCTGTATGCCCCGCCGCGCCGATATGGATGTGCACCCCGCACATGTGGCTGGGGCTGCTCTTTGCTCCCGCGTGGCGCAGGCTCCGCAGCAACCCCTGCAAAAGTTCGATATCTTCGTAATGCAGGATGGGCGTTACCAGTTCGCATTGCTGGCTTTCGTTCGCGGCATCGATGCTGACGTCGCGCTGGAATTTCCATTCGCGCCCCTGTGCGTCCCATGCGCTCCATGCGCGGTATCCGTTGCGCGGGTCCGTGTCCTCGAAGCGGCTGGTGCCGAAGTACTCGGCTGCCGTGCTGGCAGCTGCTCTGCGGCTGACGCCGTACATCTCTACCTCTACCCCAATCGTCTGTGCCTTCATGCTCTCAATCTGCCTTGCCGTTGCTTCTTTCATTTTCTTAATCCTCGCTTTCGCTTGCTGTGTTTGTCCTTTTGGTATGTACATATATCACTCTAAAGCACATATATAGCAAGCGATTTGCGGCAGATATACACAAGATTTTTTACTTTCCGGTAAGGATGAAATGCACGTACTGCGCGGGTTCGCGCTCAATGAACGCGACCAGTTCGTCATAATCCAGTTCGCAGGCCAGGCATTTGACCCGCTGGAGGTCGAACATATTGGTGATGCCCGTCTCGCGAATCCGCAGGATCTGTTCCTTTATCTTCTCGTCCACCCGTAGTCCTCCTCATTTTTGAACGATGCGGCAGCTGTCCACACCATAAATGACGTTTAGTCCTGAGCCGTTATCCCAATGGACCAGCAGGGAGCCGGTATCATCGACCCCGTACACGGTTCCTTTGGTGCCCCTCGGCGGGGCCTGCATATCCTCCATCTGCAGGAGTTCCACCCGCGTCCCTGTCGGATATTTCTTGCGGAGCAGTTCAATTTGCTCCTTATTTGGAAACCGCATGTTTCGCACCTCCCTTGAACGCTGCCGAGCCGCTGAGATTCGCCAGCAGGATTTTCCGGTCTTTCGCATGGTCCTTGCCGATGAAGCCGAGCCGCAGGAGAAAGCACCGGAAGGTGTATTTCTCGTTCTCCACCGGCTTCTCTTTGGCAGTGACACGCTTCTGCTCTTTCGCCGCTTTGCCCAGCGCCGCGATGAAGGCCGTCCGTGCCTGTACTGTGTCCGCTTCCTCCCCGCCGTTCATCCAGGGAAAGGCAATCCTCGTTTCCTGGATGACAATGGGCAGGTCGCTCCGATTAAAAGCCTTTTGGATCAGGCTGGCCTTGGATGCCACCAGCTTCTGGAGGTTCTCGAGCGCGTTTTCCGTGAATCCCTCCCTCGGCAGGGAAACCGTGATGCCTTCGGCTGCGGGCTGCTTGGATTCTGCGGCTGCCGCCTGCGGCTCCTCGGCGGGTTCGGCATGGAAGCCCATCTCGTCAAGCTTTTCAATAAGGTTCTCGACCGCCTCGCTGTCTGTCCGGTCATCGAAGCTGAGGCTGCCCTCGCGGTCGATGGTGAAGCAGTCGATTTCGTAGGCGTAGCTTGGAATTCCCTTGTACACCTTTCTTACTCCGGTAATCCGGCTGATGGCATCCGCCAGTGCCTTGCGGTTCGTTCCCTCTGCGTGATACATAATCTTCATGGTAAAATCCCCTTTCATGTTTTCTTTTGCCCATGTTCATATATCACTCTGAACGCTATATATAGCAAGGATTTTCTGTGGATTTTACTTCTTTTTCCGCAAAATCCACAATGCCGGAAAGCACAAAAAAGACGCAGGGCAGGGCCACGCCGTTTCCCCACATCTTATATTCCGCGCTGTCGGTATGCGGATTGAGCAGCCATTTGAGGATCTGCCGATTGGTCTTCGGCTTTTTCGCCGTCCCCATGATTTTCCGATGCGTCTCGAACACCTCGCGCCAAAACGCCATTTCAGATTCAGACGGATCCACGGTTCCCAGCCCCTGGCACCAGCCGTCCGGGAATCCCTGCAGCCTGCCGCATTCCAGTGGGGTCAGCCGCCGCACGGCATACTGGGGCTGATTGACCGTCACCGGATCCTTATAATCCCGGGACATCAGGGTGGGAGACTTCTCTTTCTCCACCTGCGTGTATTCCCCGGTGGTCATCGCGTAGACAGGAGCGTCCCTTTTTTCCACGATGGCCATACCGCCCTGGTTGCAGCCGGGGTTGCCGCCTGCCTGGTCCAGTGTCCGGGAAGTCGTGGCTTCATAGATGCCCGCCTGAGGATTCCCGGAAAGCATCGCCCTGGACGAATCGGACGAAATCCCATAAACCGTCCGCTTCTCTGGTTCGAAGAGCGTCTGGTCATTGTTGCAGGAAAGCGTCGCGGAGAGGTTCTCCTGTATGAGCGGCCCCCTGCCGCCGCTGCCTGTCTGCCCGCAGCGGATTTTCAGCAGCTTGGGCGTATCCACCACGAAGGGCTGGTTGTTGCCTCCCGCGCCATAGTTCTGCAATACGGTCGGGGCAACGGCCAGCGGCCCGCGATACCGTGCATCCTGGCCATGGTTCTCATAGACCGCAGCCGGCACCGCACCAGCCCGGAGGGTCGGCGCTTTTTCCTTTTCGAAGCCGATGCCCCCCGCTTTTGCAGAAAGTTCCGGGCAGAATCCCGCGCTCAGCTTCCCGCCTGCCGCATCAGCGCACGTTTCAAAGCATCCGGCAAAGCCTTGCCCCGGACCTCTGCCCGCCGCAGGATACCCTGACACGCCTTCGGACTCAAATAGTATTTCTCCGGCACCCGTCCCTGCAAAATCCGCGACAAGGTAGATGCGTTTTCTTCGCTGGGGAACGCCCCAGTATTGCGCGTCAAGAGTTCGGTAAGCAAGGCTCCATCCTTCTCCCACAAGTACATCGGCATAAGGCCAGCCGCCTTTTTCAGGCACAGGCACCGGGGGATCTTCTTCGTCTTTGATGCGGACAATCTCGGTGAGGACGGCCTGGAAGTCTCTGCCCTGATTGGATGAGAAGGCCCCGGTGACATTTTCCCACACGATGAATCTTGGATATTTCCCATTGGTTTTCCACCTCATTTCCTTCACAATCCGAATGGCCTGATAGAAAAGCGAGGACTGCGCCCCATCCAGCCCAGCCCGCTTCCCGGCAATAGACATATCCGTGCATGGACTTCCAAATGTAACGATATCCACGGGGTCGATCTCATCCCCGTGGATATCATTGATGTTGCCCAAATGCTTTACGAAAGGCATCCGTTTAGTTGTCACCCGGATAGGGAACGGCTCGATCTCCGAGTTCCAGACAGGCAGCGCCCCCGCCAGCAGGCCGCCGAGTTCGAAGCCGCCGCTGCCAGAGAACAGGCTGCCAAGCTTAAGCATCTTCCTTCACCGCCGGTACCTGCGCCATCTTGCCGAGTGCTTTGCCAAACAGCCAGAAAGCCCCATCGAGCAGCATCGGCAGGAACACGGTATCACGGAACTTGTTCCAGCCCGTTTCACTGCCCGCCGATTCACGCAACGCCGCCGTGTAGGTTTCCGCGACTTCCTTGGCCGCAGGCAGGACCTTGTCCTTGAGCCACACCAGCGTGGCGTTCTTCGCGTCCTCTTTGACTGCGTCTACAACATGGTCCTTCAGCTCGTTCTTGATTTTCTCGATATCCATCATGCGTTTCTCCCTTCAAAATCTGTGATGCCGCGAGCGATTGCCCGGGCAAATTCGTCAGCCCTGTCTGTCAGGAGCTGCGCATCTTCCTCATTATCCACAAACGCCATTTCCACCAAGACCGCTGGCATATTCGTGCTGTTCAGGACAATCAGATCCGGACGTTCCTTGAGACCACGGTCGATAGTGCCAAGGCTGGCAATAATCTGCGACTGGATGCAGTCCGCAAGCTGCTCTGACGCGCCGCCATCCGCATAGATCAGCGTTTCTGTCCCTTGCGCGCTGCCACTAGCGGCATTGCAGTGAAGCGAAACAAAAATATCCGCCGGCCAGCCATTCGCCGTATCCACCACGCAGGGCAGTTCCGGTGTCTCTCCCGCAAGATTATCGCTTTGGAGCAGCTGTACTTCACAGCCGGCTGTTTCCAGATACCCTTTCACCAGCTCACCAATGCCAGCCGCGACATCACACTCCCGAAGTCCGCTGACAGGATTGACAGCCCCGCTGTCGCGTTCCCGATCATGCCCCGGGTTCAAAAATACACGCATCGTTATTCCTCCTTCGCTTTTACCAAATCATCATAGGTGATTTTCTTACCGTCTCGTTCTACAAACACATCTGCCGTCACCCCTTCCTTCAGTTCGACATAACGCCGGACTGCCACATCCACGAATTTCGGCTCCAGTTCGATACCATAGCAGACACGCTCCAACTGGTCGCAGGCAATCAAAGTGGATGCTGAACCAAGGAATCCGTCCAGCACCAGCCCATTGGTCTGTGTACATTGCTGGATAAGATATGCCAGGAGCGGCACTGGCTTGCTGGACGGATGCCCGCAGCCATCTTCCTTGGAATTCTTGATGCGGTCAAACTCGAACACCGTGGTCTGCTTCTGATTGCCATACCAGCGATGCCGTCCGTCTTTGCGCCATCCCCAGATGATAGGCTCATGGATATACTTCCAATCGGTATTTCCCGGATGCACTTTCAAGATTCACCAGATACGGTGGATCCGTGCAGACCAGATTTGCCTTTGTATCGCCTAACAGCCGCTGATAAGTTTCCGGCAAGGTGGAATCCCCGCAGATGACCCTATGCTTTCCCAGATGCCAGATATCTCCATTCCGGGAAAAGCAAGGCTTCTGCAATTCCGCATCCACATCGAAATCATCTTCTTTGGCATCACTGCCTGCCCCAAACAAGTCTGCCAATTCTTTTTCATCGAAGCCTGTGAGAGATATATCGAAGTCCTCCCCCTGCAGGGACTCAATCTCGACCCGCAGCATTTCCTCATCCCAGCCTGCATCCATGGCAAAACGATTATCTGCCAGGATGTATGCCTTTTTCTGTGCTGCCGTAAGATAATCTACCAATACGCAGGGAACCTGATCCATGTTTTCTTCTTTGGCAGCCAATACTCTTCCGTGTCCAGCAATGATACCGTAATCCTTATCGATAATGACTGGATTGATGAACCCGAATTCCCGAAGGCTCCCACGGAGCTTGGCAATCTGTTCTTTGGAATGTGTCCGTGCATTATTCACATAGGGCACTAATTTATTGATGGACACCATTTTCATTTGTGTCGTAGTTTTTCCCAATATTTACACCTCCTAATCATCACAGGAAACACACCTGCTGCAGATTCATTTGCTTATTTTCTGCGCCCACGAAGCAGCCGTTCCATCATGTCATCCTGCGGATTGTCCGTAAATGATGCCGTGCAGTTCTGCCTGACGATATCAAAAATCTCATACCACAGCATATTCGCCTGCTTTTGAAAACTCTGGCTCATCTGCACGAACGGGCTGGTGATTACACCGCCGGTTGTCGGATGCTTCCCCAACAGGCCATAGGTGCTGATGGCATCTTCACACTGGATAAAACGAGCAAAGGCCTGCGCATAGCTTTCCAAAAGACGTGGATTTACCAGTCTCTCACAGCCGCGCTCTTTCAGCCACTGCCATATTTCCCTGAAGATTTCATCTGCGCCGAGCGGGCTGCCGTCACGCTGCCTGGCTGACAGATAGTCACTGGGATTCGGCATATTCTCCCCTTGCAGGTCAGCGGCTTCTCCAAGGTCTGTACCCTGCAGTTCGACAACAGGAAGCTCAAGCACGGTCGCTGCCTTCCCGGCAGCTATCTTGTCTGCCAGCGCACCAGATTTCACGCCAGACCGTGCGCGCCTGCCGCCGCGATTCGTACCGTCTTTCGCCATGCCATCACCCCCCTGGGGTTAATACCCCCTTTGATTTCCAATTTTTTCGTGCGTGACCCCATGTCCGGTCGAAATGACAACGTTTGTGGGGATTTAACTCCCCCTACCTCTGTTTTTCTCCGTTTTTCGTACTATAAACGATAGGGTGCAAAAACATATGTCCTTCAATGATAGAACGCACCCGTCATTTCTCATCACCTATGCCATCGATCTCCCATCTCGGCTGTAATGCGGGAATGACAGGGCTTGCAGAGTGCCATGAGGTTCTGCTCATCATGGCTGCCGCCACGCGAAAGCGGCAGGATATGGTGAACTTCTGTCGCTTTGGTAAGCCTGCCCGCCTTTCTGCATTCTTCGCAAAGCGGGTGTTTGGAAAGGAACTGTGCCCTTATCTTTCGCCAGGCACTCCCATACCTGCGCCTGGCAGCTGGATCACGGCCATATTTCTCATACTGCTGACTGGCCAGCTTTGTATGTTCTTCACAGTATCGATTCGCGGTAAGCTTTGCGCAGCCTGGATACCGGCAGGGATGTTTGGGCCATGTTGGCATCACGATCACCTCTCTTCGGGCAAACAAAAAGCCCTCGAAGGATTTCTCCCCGAAGGCTTCATCGTTCATTCTTTTTTCGCTAGTTTAATCTTATCAGATTTTGCCATGAACATCTACTAACATTTCCTATCATCTTTTGCGGGAAGCGAAATTTCTTTTATGGCTTTATCCCTCAGCCGGTAGATATGCTGGATGCTGTAGTCCATAGCAACGGCAATCTGCTCCCAGGTCTTGAAGCACAAGTACCGAAGTTCCAGGAGTGTCTGGTACTCTGGATTGCTGACCGCTTTGATCACGGACATCATCTCCTGCTTGAAGTCGACCAGAGCATCGATGTCCTGGTTGATTTCCATTTCAAGGTCAGCGATCCTGCAAATCACATCTTCCATGCGATGCACGTTCCGTGTCCCGCTGACAGGTTCACTGTTCAATGTGGAGGTTGCCTTCGCCGCGAGGATTCGAAGGGATGCAATCTGCTCAATCTTGCTGTTGATACGCTGGTCGATGCGATAGGCCTGTCCCAGATATTCCTTTTTCGTCATCACGCATTCTCCTCCTTCAGCCGAGCAATCAATCTATCCGCGTCAATGGCAGTCAGTATGCTGAACCAGGGAGAACGAAAGAACTTCTCCAGCCTGACCTGCATAGCCTGATGCCCGCTCTTCATCGCCTGCCGATAATCCTTCACGGCCTGCAGCACGATGCCATTCGCTAAATCTTCATATGGCTTTATCATTGGACTGCCTCCCATTCTGCTTTCACCGCATCCAGCAATGCGGACTGTGTCTTGTCTTTCTTCTCCAAAGCCTTCATGACGGTCTCATCCATCGTGCCTTTCGCTAGGATGTGATGAATGACCACCGTGTCTTTCTGCCCCTGCCGCCAGAGCCTGGCATTGGTCTGCTGGTAAAGCTCCAAGGACCAGGTTAATCCAAACCACACCAAGTGGTTGCCGCCTGCCTGCAGGTTCAGCCCATGACCAGCCGAGGCTGGGTGAATAAGCGCCACCGGTATCCTGCCAGAATTCCAGTCGGCTATATCCTTTGCGGTCTTGATTTCTCTCACATCAAAGCGTTTTTTGATACGCTCCAAATCGTGACGAAACCAATATGCCACAAGGACAGGCTTTCCGTTTGCCGATTCGATGATATCCTCCAGTGCATCCAGCTTTCTCTGGTGTATCTCCAGAACGCTCTCATCATCGAAATAAACTGCTCCGTTTGCCATCTGGGACAGCTTGCCTGTTAGCGATGCGGCATTGGCGGCTGTTATCTCTCCATCCGGCAGCTGAAGGATGAGGTCTTTTTTGAGTTCCTCGTATTTCTTCTTTTCCGCTTCCGACAATTCCACCGCCAGCTGTGTGCTGATCAGTTCCGGCATTTTCAGATGGTCGGTAGATTTCATGGAAATCGTTATATCTGAAATCTTGTCATAAATCTGCTGCTCTGCATTGGGTAGTGGCTTGTAGCTGTAAATAATCCGACCGTTCCTCTTATCCGGGGAGAAGTAGGCCGTTCGGTATTGACCGATGAATCTCCCTAACCTTACGCCCATATCCAGCAGTTTGAACTCTGCAAATAAATCCATCAGACCATTGCCGGAAGGAGTGCCAGTCAGACCTACCATTCTTTTTACCTTCGGTCTTGCCTTCATCAGTGCCTTGAACCGCTTGGACTGGTAATTCTTGAAACTTGAAAGTTCATCCACAACTAGCATATCAAAATCAAAGGGGATGCCGCTTTTCTCAATCAGCCACTGCACATTT